ACACAGCAGAGAAAAAATTTCTTAAGTGTGTAAAAGGACCAAGAATAGTTTTACCCGCTTGTGATAAACCTTTTGGTATCAACATCATAGCTCTGTAAGGAAGTGATCTTGTAAGCGGACTTCCTAAAATTTGATCTCCCTGTTTAATAGATTCAGCCCAAACTTTAGTTGTATATAGTCCATCTAACGGTGAAGTATAAACTTCATCAGCCAATCTTGTGGCTAATTTTAACGGTTTCGATATTTCACCTGCATTACCTAATCTAATCAAGGCTTGGTTATAGGTAGGATAAAATAAAGCTCTTTCACCATTTCTAAGAAGAGCAGTATTTTCTTTTAATAAGTTTGTATAAAAATTATCTCTAGCTAAAATTTCTCCTAAGTCTGTCATGACATTGTAGATTGCATTTTTAGCATTTTTATATTCTCCAAATAATTTTTTAAATGCTTCTAAATCTGACTTCTTTTGTATTAAACCACCACTTTTGTCTGCTTTAAATTTACCTGCACCGGTAATATTTTCACCTATATTTTTTATTTGCACACCAGCATCGTCTAATATATTTACTGAACCTATAGGAAACTCTGGTGTTCTTGTTACAGGATTTTTACTTACACGTTTCATTATGTTGTTAACAACAATCATAGCATCATCTATACTAAAATTTTTCTCACCGTTTGTTCTATGATATCTTTGAATAACTTTTGCCACTTCTTGTTTAACACTTAGTGTAGGTTTAAAACCATCTATGATACCTGTGTTCATATCAAATATTTTATAGTCGTTACCTAAATTATACTTAACTCTATTATTTAATATTTCATTTAATTCTTTTATTCCAACGTTTACGTTTTTGTTTTGTGCAATAGTATTTTTTAATGCGGCGGCTGTTGTTCTAAAACTAATTGCATTATCAATTAATTCATTAGTTTGATTTTCATTAACACCTAATTTATTCATAGCAGTTCTAAATTCTTTTAATGATTTTGAATTAAACCCTTTAAATACAATGTTTCTTTTTCTAACCACATCATCCGTAGATAAAATAAATCTAGAAAATAGTTGTGAAAGAGTTTCTGGATTTTGTATGGCCTCTGCTGCACTGGTGCTATTTTTTGATATTTTTTTTAAAGCATCGTCAAAATCTCTTGCCGCATCATCAGCTAATATTTTGATTGCACTTTTTTTACCCTCTAGTTTTTGTACACCCTCAAATATTTGTTGAGCTTTATCACTTCTAGATCTAAAAGGTTTACCTACAAATCTATCAATCCATCTCTCTAATTGTGAATCACTAAATGCAAGATCCTTACCTTTATTTTTTAATAGTTGAGCTACTTTACCTGTGCCATATATAAAAGGTATAACTGGAAACGCTAACTCTGCTCCAAACTTTAATTTATTATTTAATTGTCTAAATGCATCATCGTTAGCTTGTTCTCTTTTTTTTCTATCCTGCCCTGTGCCTAAAAAATCTAAAGCATCAATATCACCTAAAGTTCCAATGTCTTCTTGTTTCATTACAATAGCAGCTGTCCCGAAACCTCCACCCACTGTTACAGCCACAAATTTATCAAATCTATTAGGTTTATTTAACTCCCGTGCTTTTTTAGCTGCATTAGCTAAATTTGGATTATTAACAGATTTACCATACCGTGCTGTTTTAATTGCATTAACAAGTGTGGGCGCTAGTTGTCTAGCTTTTCTTGAAGCATACTTTACAACCGGCACAGCAGTTTTTTGAGCTACCTTACCACCACCATAAAGTTGTGCAAAGGCTTCAAATAAATGTCCAGTAGCTGTTGCCCTAGCATCTTCCTCTGCTTGTTTTTCTATTATTCCCAAAATACTTTTCTCAAACTCAGTATTAAATCTTTCTGTTAAACTTTTATCTACATCAACACCATCTCCCGCTGCAGCGTCATAAATTAAAGTTCCAAAATTAATTATTCCTTTAGGTATTTTTATTGATGAACTTAATAAAGCTCCGGTTAAAGATTGACCTAAACCTACTTCATAATCATCTACGTCTCCTAATCCAACTTTTTTAGGTTTAGCAAATTTAAGCTCTGGTTCTTCTGGCTTCTTTGCAAAGTCTGACGATAGGTCTGAAATATCATCTGGTGTTTCTATGGCTTGTGCTTTACCAATAAGATTAATATCTGTTAATGCAAAATCTTTTGGAATTAAAGCAAATCTTGTATCGTTGTCTATTTCATCTTGTGCTAATTTTTTAGCTTCTTCATCAGAAAAACCTTGATCTAAAAATTTTTCTTCTTTGTATCTTTTTTCTAAAGCTTCAGGTCCTTCAGACTTTAATATTCTAACGTCTCGTCTAGCTCGGCTTATACCTGTTTTGATTGCTTCCTGTGTTTCTTCAGATGGAATGAGAAAGTCGTACCAACTTGATTCGGCCATGGCTTACTCCTCCTCAGTTTTTTCTTCTAATTCAAAAACTCTATTGCCTTGTTTGTAAATAAATTTACCTTTTTCAATATCATACACGTATGTGTTATCAGGTAAACTTCTTAATACTGAATTCTCTAAAATTACACCTTCAGGACTATATTCACCACTACCAAAAATGTATTTGTCACTTGATCTAGTTCTTAAAAATTTATCATAAACTTCTGGATTTATTTTTTGTAGTTCTCCAACATCTTTAAAAACAGTTTTAGCTTGATCATAGTCTAACAAAGGGACACCTGTTCTACTTGTTGTAGCATCTATAATACTTTGAATACTAGTTAAATCTTCTCCTTCTTTTTTAGCAGTAGGACTTTTATCTTTTCTAAAAATTTCTGTTCTATATAATTCATCTAATACATCTTTGTAATCTCTGCCAGTATCTTTTGATACTTGTCTTGCTTTTCTTATTAGCGCAGACACTTCATCATCATCCTCATCAAATAATTCTAAAGCAATAGCTTGTCTAGCTCTTCTCTGAGTATTTATGTTTTTAAGTAAATCAGCTGTAGGTTCTTTTGCTGCAGCTACTAAATTTCCAATAGTGCTACCACCACCTGTTTGTGTTGCAACAGCTGGACCATATGATAATAAAAATTGTGTTAATGGATCAGCTAGTTGATCACCTCCTCCAATAGATTCAATAAAATCTACTTTATCTCTAATGCTCATAAGATCTTTATTAGGATCTTCTGGACCATTAGCATATTGTGATCTGTCAACAACAGTATCCATGATACCACCACCGACGTCACCGCCTTTTCTAAACATAGGTCTTTTAAATGTCATACTCATATTAACTAAACGCTCTGTATACCCCTGCTAATGTAGCTCCAGCTCCTAGTGCCGTTTGTAATGGCGAAGGCGAAGGTGTTACTTGAGTTTGGAATTGTGCTGGATATCCAGATATTAATCCCATTACACCTTGACCAAGTTGTTGAGCTAAATTTAATGGTTGATTTTGTTGTGCAAAAGCTAGCTGTTGATTAGCAGATCTAATAGCTTGCTCTTGTGCTTGTTGTTGTGTTCCTAATGAACCTAATGCTGAAATCTGCTGACCAAATAATTGTGGCGCCTGACCAGCTAAAGCTTGTTGCTGTTGAGCTAAAGCTTGTTGTTGACCAAATGCTTGAGCTGCAGCTTGTTGAGCTTGACCAAAACCTTGTTGTAACAATTGAGCTTGTAATGCTGCTCGGTTCCTGTCGCTTGTTGTTTGATACTCTGATCTCATTACTCCTTCTCTACCACCACCAAGAACACCTCTACCTACTGCTTGAGCTGCAATGCTTGGTAAACCTTTAGCTGCTTGTACATCAAATTCTCTTAATGTTGTATCAATTACATCTTTTTGAAATGGAGATAAAAATTGTTGAAAAGCTTGAGGCCCTACAAATTGACCTGCTTGTCCAGCTTGTGTAGCTGCAGTTTGTAAAAACGGAGCAAAAGAACCTAAACCACCTCTTAACGCTTGAGCTTCTTGCGTAATAGCGGATGTAGGAGCCACAAACTGTGGACCCATTACTTTTGATAAATCAGCTGTTTTTAAACCACCAATAGCTTTTTGTAAATCGGCTAAATATGTTTTACCCGCTGCTTCAATAAATGGTGCTGGTAATGATTGTACTGTTTGAGTTTCTGCCATTACGCTACCCTACTCTCTAATCTCTTCATTGTATCATACATAATCTGAGCTCCTTTATCTACACTACCACCACCCGCAGCTCTCACTGCATCAGCGGTAAATACAAATTCGTTATTGGATAACATCGCTGGGATGTCATCAGCTTTTTCTTTTATACCAACTGGCTGTATAAATCCACCAGTTTCTCTAAGATCTAATTCTGTTACACCAGCTTTATTTTGTCTTACTGGTAGGCCCTCGATGCCTGCTGCTTGCATAGCATTTTGACTAGGTGTATCTGCAGTGCCCATTGCATAACCTACTCTACCACCCGTTGCCATCTCTCCAACTGGTATGGTAGAATCATCAGCTGCTTCTACCATGGCTGATATTCTTACACTGTAATCTTCTTCTGTTTCATTCTCACCTTGCGGATATAATCTTCTAAATTGAACATCTAATTGATCATTTACTTGTTGTCTTCTTTGAGCATAATCAAAATCTGATTCACCTTCTTGTTGTTCTCTACCAGCTAGTAAACCTGTGATAAGAGCACCAGCTCCTCCTATCTTAAGAGCATTCATACCTTTATCTCCACCACCTGTAAAAAAATTACCGATAGCACTAGCACCTGGTATGTTACCTAAACTGAAACCAGTCATGCCGGCTCTTTGTAATCCAAATAAATTACCACCACCCATGTAATACGCACCAGCAGCTAACAAAGCGGCTTTACCTAAATCAGATTTAGCAAAACTTTTAATACCTTTAGCTACACCTTTAACTGCTTTCTTAGCGCTTTTAACGATACTACCTAAACCATACTCAGCTCTACCACCATCAACCATAGCTCTCTTAGGTCTATAATCACCTTTCAATATGATCGTTGGTGCTCCTGCTATAAATTGTCTTGATTTTCTTGTGTTTAATATCGCCATAATTTTGTCTAAATTTAGTTTATAAGGCAGGCGTACTTATCCTGAAATATCACACTTTATTTGATTTTTTTACTATCGTCAACATCTTTAAGAGGCTGACTTCCTTGATATAGGTCATCCCAAAACCTACCACAATAAGAGTATTCGCCGATATGAGTAATATAATCTTTTAAATATACATGCACTTTACCACCCATATCTGTCCATCTTTGACAGAAACCAAAGTCTTCACCAAAATAACGTTTAGTTTTAGGATCATGTATGGTGTCAAAAAGATTAAACATATTATCTTTTTTCTCTGTATTTCCATTAATAATGGTTGGTTGATATATCTCTAGCTCCGGATATCGTTTCATCATTTTTTCTATGACTTCTCTTTTAATTAACATACAGCCAGTAGGAGCATGAGTTACTTCTGCTACTCCATCTTCTACTTGTATCTTTTGTGGATCTTCTACTTTCAAAGGAAATGTATAACCAGCCTTTGATAGATCATCAGCTGAAGTTATCGCTCTATGTTTTTCAGTTAATCTTCTCCATGTTTTATCCCAGTCAAATGTTTTCATAGGATAAGGACAACTAATTACGTCCTTATCTTTTTCTAACATTGTAAAAATAGTTTTAGATTGAAAATCTATATCTGAGTCTATAAATAATAAATGTGTGTAGTGATCGGGATGATTTAACATTTCAGCAACACATAGGTTTCTACCCTGTGTAACTAAAGAAGATTTCATTAAAGTATAACTTACGAGTATCTTTCTACTCATACAGTCTTGTTGAAATTTTAACACAGCTTGACAGTAATGCATTGATACATCACTATGCACCGGAGTGCACACCATTATTTTGTGCGGAGATACCGTTCCAATATTGATCGTGGTAACTTCGGTGTCCTTCCCAGCTGTTTCATTAAACCAGATGGGTTCATTGTTTGCGCCTTGCGCTTTACTACTTTTTTCCATGTTGCACCGCTCCTTCCAAAAATCTTTTCCAAGACGTGCCTATTTTATTCCAACCATAATATGCTCGAGCATATGCAGATTGACATTCTAAATGATTATGTATTTGTTCATTATGTAAACTTTCAGCAGCAGCTTCTATACCAAAAGCAAACTTTTGTGCTAGTAATCTTCTATCGTTTTCATAAGGTATATACATTGGAAACTCTGCACCTGTTTCAAATAAAGCTCCATAGTTTGTTGTAATACAATACAAACCTGCAGCCATAGATTCTAACAAAGATATACAAAACGTTTCTTCAAATATACTTGGATACACATACATATTATATTTGTGTAAATTATCTTTTATATAATTATTTGGTTTGTACCCTATGTAATTTACGTTCGGTAACTTATGTGCCTGTTCGTATAATTTTATGTAATTATGATTATTTCGTTCATAAAAATCTTTACCATATATTTCACAAGAAGAATAAACATCTACACTTATCAAAGGATTTTTAACTAACTGCATGGCACCTAATAATACAGACAATCCTCTCCAAGGTGTGTTTTGATGAATTATCTTTATTGGTTTACCTTTTTGATAGGGTTTAGCTTTTTCTATATTATCTATACCATTTTTAATAACTACTGATTTATGTGTAGGAATATCAAAATGGTTTCTAAATTTTTCGTAAGTCCAATGACTATTAAATACATACCAATCGTATTTATTGTGATTAGATTTATCTTTAAACCAAGGATATAAATTAACTTGATCGTAAGAATTTTTTTGCCATAGGATATTTATTTTTGTAGGATGTAGTGGAATCTTTTCAGGCACAGATGTACATATCTGTACTTCGTTTAATAATTTTGAATCAACGTATTTTGTTAAATAGTCGAATTGTAATTCAGTTCCGCCTTTAGGTTTTTGGTTTATCATTCTTTTGATTCATCACTTTCTGCATTATGTCTAAGCCTTTCGGAGATACCTGCACAGTTACATCTTGTACTATATCAGGTCCTTCTTTCTTTTCTTTAAACGTCTCACCAGTTTTAGTATTACGCCACGTAGTTACTGTGGTGCAATCTATTTTGTATATATTATCCGTTTTCATTCTCTCTGTTTATTAAAGCATAATTTATCAGGCCTTGTATTTTATTACTGCCTGTAGCTGCTTGCACAGTTATAGCATCACCTGCTTCTAAATTCAAGCCTTGAGGTGTAGCATTTACTTGCGACTGAGCTGCCAAATCGTCTCTAAAAAACTCATATTCAGTATTAGAATCAGAAGAGTCAACAAAATTCATATTTACTAAAATAGATGAAGATCCATCATTGTTTGCACAATATATACTTTTAACTATAATTGCTCCATCAGTAGGGCAAGTTAACACTGTAACCTTACTTGTATCATCTCTTTTAAAACCTTGATTTTTATATTGTATTGTCATGCTAAAAAATAATTAAATGCGTCTTGTTCGTTTTTCAGATCTTGTTGAAAAGAAAAATTAAGTTGTTGTTGCATAGTAGCCAATGCTTCAATAATCTGTCTTTGATTTTCTACTTCGTATTCTGGTTGTGGTTCAGGTATGTATGCTGTAACTTTTGCCATTATCTGTGTGGATTCCCTTCATATCCTCCATATCCTCCGCTGCTTTTACTTCCTCCGCTGTTTTTACTGCCTCCATGGATATCTTTACCAGTTGGTCCCCTAAAACTTGATTTCTTACTACCTTTAAACGTAGCTCCTCCATGTAAAGATTGTCCCATCTTAGCTGTAACTCCAGCTTTAACTTGTGCAGCCACATTATCTAATGTATCTCTCATTTGTTTGTCTTTAATTTGTTTTTGGTTTTTTAAGAAATTAAAATCAATTATATTTTTCTTATTCATTTCGCTCCAAGTTTTACCTAAATTATTTGTATTAGTTAAACTACCAAACTTGCTTTCCCATCTTTGTTTAGATTTATTTATTGATTCTAATTTATCTTGATAGTCTTGATCAATAGATTCTGCATAATTACCCATCAGACTTCTTACATTTTTACCTCTAATATCTTTTATTAAACCTGTGCTTGGATCTACGAATACACCAGTGTTAGGAAGCCCTGCTTGTCTCATGGTGCTTGAAATAAATTTTCTATCTGAATACGGAAGTGTACTAAACTTATCAAAACTTTGTATAAAACGAGCTCCAGGTACTATCGTTTCTAATCCAGTTTTAATTGTTTCTGGTAATGTTTGAGTAAGAAATGTCCCTGCTCTTTGCATAATACCTACAGGTCTTTGAAAATAATTTGCTGCTTCTATTGCTTTTGGATCATTTAAAGCAAATGTTTGACCACCAGCTCTTTGAAACATGCTTATAGGGCTTTGCTGTATAGGGGTATTTAATGTAGTAATACCAGCAAAGTTAGGATTAACATTTTGTTTTGCTATGAAAGTAGGATTTGAACTAAATGGTTGTGGAACTCCAAACATGTTTGAGATAGCTAAAGCATTTTCATTAGCCATTTCTGTCATAGATTTAAACGGAAAATCAGTTGTAGGAGCTGTTTCTCTAAATTGTATATTACCAAATTCGTCTATAAATTGTTCCATTATCTTCTACCATCCGGTTGTGCATCAAGTCTAAAGGTTCCATATCTCCAAGATTCACCTGTAGATGTATTTGCTATCTGAATCGCAACTAGTCTTCCTCTAGCTCTTGTATCTATCTTATCAGTGGTTGAAGTTATTGTAAAGGGACCTAATGGTGATCCTACAGGAGCATTGTCTGGATAGTCATTTAAAAATAATGTAACTGTAGAGTTACCACGTAAATATTTAAAATCAGGTATAAATCGTCTAACAGACATGAAGAACTCACCATCTCCTCTGTAGTCTACCACTCCTGTTGCTTGACCTAGGGCGCTTCGTCTAGATGTGATGTCCCAATCCCCTGATTTAATAAATGCATCAATTGATGTAGTGCCTGAACTGTTAACTTGATCGTCACCTAATTCATGAGCATAATAAATAGAAGCGCCATATAAATTAGTTATACCCGATATGTTATCAAAAACAGGTGTTGCTGTTGAATCATAATCAGTTGCAT